CTGGCAGGGATCGACTTCGACGTCCTGGAAGGGCTTATGGCCGAGATGCAGCAGTGCATTCAGATCGTTCCGTCGCCAGGCGTAGTTCGCTCTCTCATGGCGGACGACGACATCGAGGAAGTCGCGACCCTGATGAAACTTCGCATGGAGGTATTTGCCCTCCACACGGGTTTTTCTTTGGCCGAGCTCAAGCAGATGTTGACCTCGGCAGCGACGACTTCCCCGCCCGGCTCCTAGACTGCCCTAACGTACCCAGAGGGATCGGCATCGTCATCTTAGCCAAGATGGCGACGCTGAACGAGCTTTCGACCATCTACGGGACGATGGACCTATACGACATGCTGGAGCTGATCATGGTCGATGCTCATAACCAGCGCATCATCCGCAAGCATCAAGAGAGGGGCAACTAAACGTGGCAACTGTTATTGACGCCCTGATCGTCGAGTTGGGGCTTGATCCGAAGAACTTCACTGAAGGCCAGAAAAAAGCCGGTGAATCTTTGATCAAGATGCGTAAGAGTGCTGAAGACGAGGGCAAGAAGATCCAGCAGACCTTTAACGGGGTCCGCAACCAACTGCTCGCCATGTTCGCGGCCTTTACCGCCGGCAAGGGTCTGAAGGAATTCATCAGCGACATGGTCCAGGCGGAAGCCGAGACCGCGCGCTTTGCCTCGCAGCTCGACAGCACGGTCAGTGAGCTCTCCAGCATCCGCGGTGCGGCCGTCTTGGCGGGCGGTACGGCGGCCGGGGCTCTGGGCAACGTCCAGAGTCTAGTCAAGGAGTTCCAGAACTACTCGCTGACCGGTCAGTCGTCGATCATTCCGTTCCTCTATGCTCTCAACGTCGGGATCACCGACAACCAGGGCAAGATGAAGACCATCACCCAATATTACTTGGATCTCTCCAGAGCGGTGGAGGGGATGGATAAGGCCAGAGCTGCCGCCCTGCTGCAGGGAGCCGGTATCGCTGACCAGGGCACCTTGAACTTATTGCTTCAGGGTCCGAAGGCCGTTCAGGCCATGATCAAAGAGCAACAGCGGCTCGGTGTGATCACCAAGGAAGATGCGGAAGCCGGGTTGCAGATGCAGCACAGCTTGCTCGCTCTTCAGCAATCTTCAACCTCTCTGGGACGAACCCTACTGACGCAGGTCGCGCCGGTGCTCATCAAGATCCTTGACGGGCTCACCAACCTGGCGGTCTTCATCCGAGCGCACAAGCCGTTCTTGGACGCCTTTGCTGCGAGCATAGCCGGGATTGCGACCGCTCTCGTCATCTTTTTCTCGCCGGTGACGGCATTGGTCGCCGGTATCACCCTGGCCGTCGTGGCCTTGAGCGGTGCTCTGGCGCTGTTGTTCGACGACTGGGACACCTGGATGAAGGGCGGCAAGTCGAGCTTCGGCTGGTTCTATGATTCGGTGGCTGGTGGCCTGAAGAACCTGGTTAAGGACTTTCAGGACAGCTTCAAGCTGATCAATGATGCCATTCACTTCCGCTGGAAGGACGCCGCCGAGGATATGAAGCGGCTAAATGAACGCGGTAAGGAGGAAGGTGCCGGCGTCAAGGAGTTCGCCAAGAAGGCGCTCAGTTCCGACGGGACCGGCAAGGACTTCTTCTGGCGGCATTGGGGAGGAAAAAGGATGGACACCACAGCTCTCGGAAACCTGATCTCTCGCGGCGAGGGCGGTTACAACAGCGTCAACCTGGGTCAGGCTGGCGGCTATCGGTCGTCCACTCGTGATCTGGAGAACATGACCATCGCTCAGGTCATGGCCGCGCAGAAGAACAAGGAATTCAACGCCGCCGGCAAGTATCAAATCATCGGGCCGACCCTGGCCAACGCGGTTAAGGCGCTCAAGCTCAATACCAACGAGAAGTTCTCTGCCGCCAACCAGGAGAAGATCTTCAAGGAGTACCTGCTCAGCATCAAGAACCAGGCCATCGGCGACTACATCTCTGGCAAGAGCAACGACATCACTGCCGCCGTGAAGGCTGCCTCTAAGGAGTGGGCCTCGGTGACCGATCCGGACACCGGCAAGAGCCACTACGCCGGAGTCGGCAATAACAAGGCCTCGATCTCGGTCGAGGAGATGACCCGGGCGCTCCAGCTGGCCCGGGCCACCAGCCAGCCTATCATGATGGCCCAGGTTCCCGGGGTCGGAACCGTGGTTCCGTCTCAGTCCGGCGGGCCGGTCAGCAACAGTACCACCAGCCATGAGACCAAGATCAACCAAGTCATCGTACAGACCCAAGCCACGGATGCGGCTGGTATCGCCAGGGACATCAAGCCGGCCCTAGAGCGTGATGCCTTTGCCTCTCAAACCAACAACGGAGCCAGCTAGCGGTGGCTGTCTTGTTCCCGGTCATCCCCGACGTTCCGGGGGTACCTCCGCTCATCCGCCAAGCCGCCTCCCCCCTGGGTTTGGGCTCCGGGGCCATCGGTTCCCTGCAGATCGGGTTCGGAGCCATCGGCTTCACCGTCAATGCGATACCCGGGTTTGATTCTCTTCTGACCAGTGATGGACTGGGGGTCTCAAACAGCGGGCCGCCCGCCCAGTGGGGCATCTACAAGGACGGTCAGCCGGTCGTCGAGGCTGACTCCTGCATCGCTCTGGACTTCCGCAAGGAGTGGGTCATCTCGGGCTATCAGATCGAGGGCGGAAAGTTCGAGAGCTACAACAAGGTTGAAGAGCCCTACTCTGTGACCGTGCGCATGGCGACAGGGGGGTCGGAAGACCGTCGGAATGCCTTCTTGCAGTCCATCGTGGACATCGCAGGAGACTATGAGTTCTACGATGTGGTGATGTCGGATTTCACCTTTGTGAACGCCAATATCACGACCTTTGATTTTCGCCGCACCAACAACCAGGGCGTGGGGTTGATCCAGGTGGACATCCGCTTGGAAGAGATCCGGACGACTGAGGAAGCAGCCTTCTCCAGTACCAAGCAACCGACAGGCGCGGGCCAGAAGAACGATGGCACGGTGCAGACTTCGCCGCCGACCACTCAGCAGCAGTCGATCCTCAGCAGTTTGGGCATCTGATGGCTGAGATCATCCCCTTGCAGCCGGTCCCGAATCAGACCTTGACGGTGAGTCTGAGCAATCAGACCTGTCAGATCGACATCATTCAGAGGATGAGCGGGCTGTACCTGACGCTCTCGGTCAACAACTCGATCATCATCAGCAACGTTCTTTGCGAGAACGGCAACCTCATTGTACGCGATGCTTATCTTGGCTTTGTTGGCGATCTGGCCTTCATCGACAACACCGCCACCGACAACCCAGACTATCTGGGCTTGGGGACGCGGTTCAGTCTGGCTTACATCCCGCCCGAAGAGCTTCCCTGATGGCCTTCAAGGAACGTCTCATCGACGTCACCTTCCGGTTGGGTAAGGGCGCGTTCGGCAACAGCGGCATGAACACCATCAAGCTGAGCGGTCTGCGCACCTCCTGCAAGATCGTCAAGGCGGGCGGCGCGGCCATGTCGACCATGCAGCTTGAAGTCTACGGCATGCATCTGGACCAGATGAACGAGCTGTCTACCTTGGGCATGGCGATCAAGTTGGTGAGAGTGAACTACGTCACCGTCGAGGCGGGTACGGCAGACGGCATGGCGGTGGTCTTCTCAGGAACCATCACCAACGCCTGGGCAGACCTCGAGAGCGCGCCGGATGCCCCGTTCCGGGTCGAGGCCCAGGCTGGCCTCATCGAGGCGGTCCAGCCCTTGGCACCGACCAGCCTTCAAAAGGCTCAGAGCGTCGACAGCATCATGTCGAAGCTGGCTCAGCAGATGGGTCTCAAGTATGAGAACAACGGCGTCAACACCATGCTGCCGCCTTCTTACCTGCCGGGTTCGCCTCGGGATCAAGCCAAGGCCTGTGCCGAGCACGCCGGTTGCTCCTGGATCATTGATGATGGCATCCTCGCCATCTGGCCGGTGGGAGGATCTCGCAAGAGCAACCTGGTTCCTCTGATCTCAAAAGACACCGGGTTGGTAAGATACCCGGCCTACACCTCGCAGGGAGTGATGCTTCGTACTCTCTTCAATCCGGCGATTCGGTTCGGGATGACCGTCGAGGTACAGAGTGAGCTCGGGAAGCCGGCGAACGGGACCTGGGTGGTCTACTCGATCGACTATGACCTGGAGTCTCTCATGCCCAAGGGTCAGTGGTTCACCACCATCGGTGCCGCACGTCCGGGTCTGGGACCGCTCATAACATGAGCGACGTCGGTACCAGCAACGACGGTTACGCCGGTCAGCAAGATCCAAGCAACAGCTCGTCGGATTTTAACGTCATGTCGTTCCTCGTCAGGCAGATGCTTGGCAAGGTTCACACCGTCACCGTCGCTCAGGTCAAGGCGGTCACCAGCCACAGCGAGATCGAGGGCGCCGGCTTTGTCGACGTCTTGATCTTGGTCAAGATGATCGATGGGGCCGCCCAGGCCAGTCCGCATGTGACCATGTATGGTTTGCCGTATTTTCGTCTTCAGAGCGGGGCCAATGCGATCATCCTCGATCCCAAGGTAGGCGACATTGGCTTGATTGCGATCGCCGAGCGCGACATCTCCGCGGTCAAGTCGACCAAGAAAGAGAGCAACCCCGGCTCGTTTCGTCGGTTCGATCTGGCTGACGGTATCTACCTGGGCGGAATTCTCAACGGCACGCCTACCCAGTATGTTCGTTTCGTCACTGATAGTAACGGCGCTCCGACCGGTATGGAGTTGATCGACATCAATGGCAATAAGATCCAGATGACCTCAACCGGCATCAAGATGACCGATAACAACTCTCATATTGTTGAGATGAAGTCGACCGGCATTGCGATTACGGGAGATGTTACAGTCACCGGTAAAGTAACCGCCTCAGACATCGGCAGCTTCGGCGGCGGATCTCAGTTTGTGAAACTGGCGGATGGTTCCAACGCAACAAAGCTCAAGGCTACCTGATGAAAACCCTCTTGCTTGATACCGTTCAGTGGGACCTTGTCAAGGACGCTGCCGGTAACATCGCGCTTGCCTCTGAGCCCTATGCTCAGGCACAGGACGTTGCCAGCGCTCTTCGTCTGTTCAACGGTGAGCTCTACTATGATACCGCCAAGGGTCTGCCCTATTGGGAGCAGATTCTTGGTAAGTTGCCACCGATGTCACTGGTCAAGAGCCGGCTGGCCGCTGCAGCTTTGACAGTTCCAGGCTTGGTCAGCGCCAAGGTGTTTTTCGCCTCCTTTAAGGCGAGAAACCTCAGAGGTCAGGTTCAGGTCACCAACATCAACGGCCAGACTCTCACGGTGGCATTCTGATGGCAGACACCAACGTTCCCAAGATCACCTTCGGTCCGACCGGGCCGGTGGCGCCTGCAGAGAGTGACGTCTTTGCCGGACGTCTTATGGACATCGATGCCGCCTTTGGCGGGGGTCTCAATCCGGCTCTGGAGACTCCACAGGGTCAGCTCGCTACCAGTGATGCGGCGGTCATTGCTGCGTCCAACAACGCCTTCGTATTTTTGAGTACCCAGATGGACCCGGCCTACGCCCTTGGTCGGTATCAAGATGCGATCGCTCGTATCTACTTTATCACGCGCAATCCGGCAGAACCGAGCGTGGCCTCTTGTCTTTGCACCGGTTCGCCTGGGACCATCATCCCTGAGGGTGCTCGCGCTACCGCGGTTGACGGGACCGTCTGGACCTGCACGGACGGCGGGACCATCGGCCTTAGCAACACGGTCACACTCACCTTCGCCTGTAACACCTTCGGTCCGGTACCGTGCCCGGCCGGAACGCTGAACAGCATCTATCAGGCCATCCCAGGTTGGGACAGCATCACCAACTCAGCTGATGCGGTGTTGGGTCGCAATACCGAAAGTCGCGCCGACTTCGAGGCCCGTCGTCAGCAGTCGGTGGCCAAGAACGCTCGCGGTATCACCCAGGCCATTCAAGGCGCCGTGCTTGGCGTCGCAAATGTTTTGGATGCTTTCACCTATGACAACCCGACTGCCGCGCCGGTAACTTATCGCGGGGTGACCATCCCGGCATACTCGGTGTATATAGCGGTCGTCGGCGGTGTGGACGCGGACGTCGCCCAAGCCATCTTCAATAAGAAGTCGCCCGGCGCACCCTACTATGCCGGCAACACCACCGTGACGGTCTACGGCGACCCCTCGCTCTATAGCGCTCCACTTCCATCGTGGTCAGTGATCTTCGAACGCCCGCCCGCCTTGGAGGTCTACTTCTCCGTCTCGATCGCGAACTCC